CCTCGCTGTTATGTACGTTTAGTACGTAATGCTTCTTACCAGTCCACACGCCTTTAGATGCAATGACTTCTCGAGCCATTACCATCTTCTGTTCGTAAGCGTTCAAATAATCTCTTAACTTACTGTAAGCAAGATCAAGCATTGGCTCAATCTTTTCTGTAGCAACCTTATCAAGGAACTTAACAGGATCTTTTGGATTAGCTTTCTCAACAAGACCACCCATGTTAATGTATAGTGAGTCAGTATCGATAGCAATCACATAGTCTTTGTTATCGGTACCCAGCACCTTATTCATGTATTGGTTAAGATGCTTCTCAGCCCAACGTATAGTCAACTGACCACTGATGGTAATTCCCTCAGCAATACGAATGTCGTAGTATCTGAAGTACTCGTTCGACATCGCACCATAAAGACTATTCATTAGAATTTTGATAGCCATCTGCTTGTTGTCGAGAGTCGTCACTTCTCTCTCAAGCTCGTATGATGATCCCTCGTCTTGAATCTGCTGTTCAACCTTTAGCATCTGCTTCTTGTATCCTTTACGTTCATCGTAAAGGTCATTAACAAGCTGAGGGAACAGTCCTCTCTCAGTCACCTTAAAGAACTGACCAGTGCCAGCCATACAATGCTCTGGTGCAACGTCTAGTTTGTTCTGATCAAGAAGATACTCTACGGACGATTCGTAGCTACCGTTTGTGTTGTCACGTTTCAGTAGATCAAACGTATGCACCTTATCGACGATAGTCTCAGGTGACATATTGTACTGCATGATAATGTGAGGATACAGACTATTCAAGTCAAATGACATTACCCAGTCGTGCATACCAACTTGAGGATCCTTAACGTGAGCACCTTCGATCTTACGTTCCTTGGTGTTGTCACGTTTAGGTGGACAGATAATTCCTCGGTTACGTAGCTCGTTAAAGATCAGAGCATCCCACACACCTACAGATCCAAACGCATCGGCATAGTTTACTTTGCCCTTGTATGCAATAGTCATGCAAAGTGTTGCAAGACCCATCTTATCTTCAAGACGGTCTACAATCTCAACGTCCTTGATGTTATAGTCGATAAACTTTTGGAAGTCGTTTAGGTACAGAGCATTGAGTGATCCATACTCGCTGTAGTCAATCTTACTATCACCTAACACTACGTGAGCGATATGATCTAGCTTGTATGATTCTTGAGTACCGTAGCTGTATGCAAACTTCTTGAACAGATCAAGATAATCAAGCTGCTCGAGACCGTTTATCTCAAACACCTCAACTTCATTCTGTCCAAGCCGCAGGGTACGTTGTCTGATTGGATTACGCATATCGTGTATCCACGGTGACAACTTATTAGCATGACCTTCACCAAGCACCTTATTGATACGGTTAACGAGATATACCGTATCGAACATCCTACTGTTCCATCCAGTAACTACATCTGGATAGTTGGCTGCCCACTGATCCATAAACTTATGAAGCAGCTCAGCTTCATTAGCACACTTTGTGTATTGAACCGTTAAGTGGTTAACAATAGAGCTATCATGATCCCAGTCACCCATTCCCCAAACGTAGTATACGTTATCGATATTGTTCTTGATGGTGATTGCTGTGACAGGGTGGTTTGCTTCTTCTGGTCTAGGGAATCCTTGATCAGACTGAACCTCGATATCGATTGACGTTACATTAATGACATCTCTATCAAATTCGATTACGTTTCGAAACACATCGCTAATGAACTGCTGGATGAAGTTTGTGTTGCCATGTATCTCAAAGTTATCAACATCGCGATGACGTTTGAGAAAGTCACTGGCATCGTGAATGGACTCGAAGTCCATCTCACCAAGATAAGAACCTCTTAGTGATTTGAACTCGGTTGGATCGGGACTTGCAACGTAGAGAGTTGGCTTGTACTTTACTTTCTTCTGGATACGTTTACCGTTATTGTATCCACGGAAGTAAATGTAGTTACCAGATCTCGTTACACTAGTATAGAAAGGTTTACTCATGGACAGGAGTATACGCTAAAACTAATCAAGAGACAAGCATTGAATCTGGTGTAATAATTCCACCGAACATTTTCTTGTGTTGATTAACAAGACTGTTGTCTGGCTCCGCAACAAACACAACCATGTCCTTGTTAATCATTAAAGGATCTTTAGTACTAAATGGACTGTACGGTACAAACTGCACACTACTTTGCTGGGTAGGGACAACCACTACTGCATCTTGGAATTCGAAGAAGTGATCTTTGTCTTCACAATCACAAAGTACATCTTCACCTGATAACATACGAACTACTTTCACTGACATAATATTTCCTCACGAAAAGGGGCCCCGAAGGGCCCCAGACTTTTACGCCTTAGTTTTCTCTTCTTTCTTTTCTTCCACGTAGTACCAATGACCCGAAAAAGGATCCTGGCGATGATTTTCAGAAAGTTTAATTAACACAATACGAACTTGTCTTGCCTTCACAACAACTTCTTCAATCTCACTAGCGCTTGCAAAAGTCGAAAATAAACATAAGGCTACGATTGCCAAATGTTTCATTTTACTCCTCCGTTAACAATTGACCTCCAATCGGAATTGCACGGGGACGCTTCTCTTCTGGGACTTCTACTCTCAGATCAATGACGAGTAAGCCGTCGATGAAGTCAGCTCCATCAACGACAACATGCTCTGATAGTCTAAAGGTACGGGTAAACTTCTTTGCAGAGATCCCGCGGTGGAGATACTCACGTTCAACTTCTCCATCACCCTTTCCACCAGCTACGACCAGTATCCCGTCTTTTACCTCTACGGTCAACTGTTCTTTGTTGTACCCAGCTAGGGCAAGCTCGATTGAAAAGTGTGTTTCATCTTTCTTGACAACGTTGTGTGGAGGATACAGCTTATTGTCTGCCATCTCTGACAGTCGCTCTATCTCAGACCATACGTGGTCAAATCCGATGAAGTGTGAACGTGGAAACGAAAATGCTTTAGTTGCTACCATTGTGGTGCCTCCTTAGTTAAAAGCAAGGTTGTTGTCTACTGACCGGACCATCCGCATCAGCATTATTATTTATAAGACTTATCGTAACTCATTTGGGTATTATTGCTCTTTATCGCTAAGTCTTATAAATATTTTAATAAAACTTTAATAAATCTTTAATAAAAGTTTAATAATCGCTGTGAAGCGAAGGAGCTCCAAATGAGAACATTAATGTTCGTTCTACTACTAGTACCTATGTTTGCAAATGCAGACGCAATCCCCACCCGAACCCTTGAACCAGTAGTCCGTATTTCAGAAGACATTATCTATGTTACTGATAAGAAAGGCAACGACTGGGCTGTAGTTACTCGCTGTGAAATCAATCCACAAGATGTAAAGCAGTTTACTGTTAAGGGCAAGGTATTGTCTTCAGGTAAGTTCGTTCAGTTAAGTGACGACCTGCACTGTGAGATAGAATCTATCCAGGCGGCATAAAACTGTTCTGATCATTATACTGATCTAGTATAGGCTCACCTGCATCTTTCATGGTGCAGGTGATATATGCCTTGCGACCTTCAATATACCTTACCTGATATACAAACCAACTGAATGGTTCAGTGCAAACAGGTTCGAAGCATCTACCGGACATAAAGTACCGGCTATCACTCCCTGATATTCTATCGTGGGTATTAAGATAGATGCGTTTAGTAGGCCACTGGTCTTTTGTAAGACTAAAACACTGCTTAGATGCAGTGTCATACATTTCGTCTGCAAAGGTCGGAGTCCAGCCTACAGTGAACAACAAAGGTAAAAGTCGTTTACGTTTCAGAACAATTGCTGCCACTGTTGCTGGACTTTGGTAGCCTCTTCGATAGTCGCACACAGCTGACTACGATGAGGCCTACCGTCAATCTTTTCCACAACCACATACTTCATGACAGTGTCAGTCGTCTCACTTAACCATTCGTTAATGATTACTTCTTTCGACCTATTGTGTACTTCGCTTCCAGTGTCCATTCGTCCTTGTCCTTGTGAGGGATAATCTTGATCTGAGACATGGGTGCTACTGGGTCAGCTGATCTGCTTTCGTCAACCAACTTAATTAGTCCCCAGTCGTTCAATAAGTTTGCAATCGTGTTTCTTCTTGCTAGGTCACCTTGATCAAAGTTAGCTGGTTTACCATCTAATGCAAACAGTTCTTTGAAATGCACAATGTAGTACCTGCCCTGCTTATGCAGAACATGACATGATTGATACAAGGTCTTATCTTTGCGAGATGCAATACCGATACGTGTGAGAGTTTCACGTACCTTTAGAAAGTCATCCTGTTCAT